AGAAGTGATTGTTAAGTCTTTCAAAAAGCTGACAGAATCAATATCCTTTGCAAAAAGGTGGATTGAGAAGTTTCTGGGTAATAAGTTTAAGAGGTTATGCACTTAACCATAATCACCCCACAACCAGACGGGTAACGAGGTAGCCCAAACCGCCTATTGCCACACCAAACAGAATGATGCCAAAAATCACCGGTGCCCCCTCTTTCACCAGCTCTATGGCATTAAACGGATTTGAGAACCAATCTCCACCCGAAGGTTTAAACACAAAAATGTAGCTGTAATTTCCGTCAAGCGTGACGGTGTCGGATGTATTATATTCGCCAACAAAATTGCCTGCATTGTCATAAACCAGAATCTTCATGTCTTTCTGCAGAACATTCAAATCGGAGAAGGTTACTGTGATGTCCTTAGGAACTTCAACTATAGTGGTGTCGTTCTCCTGAGCACTGGCAGGAACAAGTAAGATAAGACTCAGAGCAATAAATAAAATAAGAAACCTCATTCTGTCACCTCAGGAATCTGAATGCATTCGTTATCGAGTCCAGAATGCCGCCGAAGAGTCCGAGCACGAAGCCGACCACTGCGAGCAGGATCAGGATCGGCACCACTGCGGTTATCACATTGCCGATACTCGGCATGATGTCCGCAACACCACTTATGACATTGCCGATGTCAGTCCAGTTTATCGTTAGTTCTGCGGCGCTTGCTGGGGCTGCCATGATGAACATTCCAACAAAGAGTAGAAACATTGCCTTGGCCTTTCTGCCCACCTTCACCTACCTTCACCTCCTGTAAAAAAGTTGATTTATGCAAATATAATTATTTTGATTTTACCATAATTTACGTAAATTACGTAAATTATGTAAATTATGGTTTAATGTATCCTCTGTTTCTGAGGTAAAGCTCAAGAGCAATGTTTATGGTGTTGGCCAGATCAAGGCAGTTCTGGCGTATAGCATCAACAAGCTCTTTCTCAATCATTGTGGTAATCTTAACTCTCCTCTTCTCCTCCTTTCCAGTTATACGCCTTAAAACTAAGCTTTCAGCCATTTTTCACCTCCTTAATCGGAAACTTATCCACAAGCTTGGCATATATTTTAGCTGAATCCTCGAGTAGCTCAAAGTAGTGTCTTCTCAAAATTTTCTCTGGTGTTTTCCCTGTCATGAACTCTATTAACCTCTCATCCACCTTATGTTTCTTCAAGAAATTAGAGAACCATTTTCTGAGCATGTTTGGTAAAATTATCCGATTGCAGAAGTGGTATCCTCTCAGATTTGCTTCATCAACCTTAAGGCGTTTTAACTTTTCAGCCACCCATATAGGCATGAATGCAACCCAAGCCCGCTTTGTCTGCTCTGCTCTGGCTTTCGTATCGCCTATGCGCTTGTACATACTCAGCATGTCATAGTATGCAATATTGTCCTGAACAGTTAGCTCAGAACTGTCAAAGTTGTTCAGAATGTCGCAAGCCTCACTAAGTCTGATGCCCGAAAACAACAGCAAGTAGAACACAAGAAGCCTCTTCTCATCGCCGAGTTGAATTAGGTAGTTATGGGCTTCGATAATCTTATCATCTGTTGTGAAAGCCTCACTTGCTGGCCTTATACCTCCTTTATCGAGTTCAAGTAGAGGGAAGTAGTCAATCACCTGACTCTTGCGGTAATAGCCCTTCTTAACGAGGAAATTGAGATAGTTGCGGATTGCTATTTTGCGGTGACGAGACATTTTGCCTTTCTCAACCTCATACTGCTTTATGAGGTCTGCTAACTCTCTTGGCGTCGCTATTACTTTATCCAATAGCATTTGGTCTAAGTAGCGGACGTATCTTTTCCAAGTTCTTTCATCTCTTGTGGATGAAATCCACTCTATGAACTCTGTTCTGTGTTTGGAGTACTCCAGCACTGCAAAAAGCTGAATACCATTCTCTCGATCCCGTGACCCGGGTTCAAATCCCGGCCGGAGCACTTTGCTTTTTTGGGATTCTAATACGATAGATAAGATTATTCTGAAAATGCAGCTCGCTGGTGTGTCAGAAGAGCATATAAAGAAGACAAGGAGCAGATTAATCCGAATTTCAGAGGATTTGTGTTACTCGTGCAACCTTAACGACATATTAATTTATATAAACGAATTAAAAAGAGAACTCTCACCGCCAACATACCGGAAGTATGTTCTTGATCTCAGGCGGATACTCAAAGAGATAAATGCACCATTCGTTGAGGACCTCAAACTTCCGACCACTCCAAAACGATCCAAGGTGGTGATCCGACCACAGCATATCAAAAAACTGATAGAGCAGGCTGAAAGCCTGTGAAAATCCAAATACCTGAGGCTTAAATCTGTGATTCTACTTTGTTCAACTTCTGGCCTACGAGCTGAGGAGCTTTACAAGCTAAAGCTTGATGATATTGATGTGGAAGATCGAGTGATCCATGTCCGAGCTGAAATAGCAAAAGACTATGAGGATCGGGTGACCTTCTTTAGCCTAGAGGCTCAGGAGGCTTTACATGATTACCTCCCACTTGCTGGATCAAGGCCATTCGTGAAAGATACTCTTGTGAAAGACTTCAGAAAGCTTAATGTCAAATCTAGCCATACAGTATTGAGATTAAAACTCATGCGTAAGTTTTTCTCCCAGCAGTCTGACCGTCTCGGTATGCCAACCGCAGTAAAGAAGATATTAATGGGACACTCCACCGCTGGAGATGTTGATTTATCCCACTACGACTTTCAGGATGAAGAAGAGTTGAAAAGAATTAAAGCGATTTTTGAAGCTGTCAAATTTGCAGAATTAAGTATTGAAGCACCGAAATCAATGTCTAATGGGTCTCCATTCAGAAATGCCGCCGCTTGACTTTCTGGTTTACTCTCCATTGCAGTAGCAAGTTCATCAGCGGTCGGCCACGAATCCCATGTTTGTCCAGCTAATTTCGATAAAGCCCCCGCTCCTGTAAGCTCTTTCCACTCAGTTCCGTTGTGATAATAGACTTTCTTTGTTGTAGTGTCGTAATATATTCTACCTTCCTCTGCTGACGGTGCTTCGCTTGGAATCAAATCAACATAAGAACCTTCTACCGGCATTTAACCCACCTCCACCCATTCTGAGCCATTATAATACTTAATTTTCTTTGCTGAGCTATCGTAATAAATTCTCCCCTCTTTTGCTGTCGGAGTCCCACTTGGGATTAATTTCAAGCAATCAGTCTTAATCGGCATTAGACATCATCCCCCACAATTTTCTTTCCCTTAAAATACAACCCATCCTCACTTATTCTGAAAATCTCCTCGTTTTTGCTGTTTAGAATTCTAATGCAGTTTTTGAGAATATTTCCCTCATCATCTTTTTCTGTAATTACCCAATCGTTAAGAAACTTCACATCACCGCTGTAAACCGTCCCAGAAAAATATCCATCCTTAAATTTAGCCGACGATGTTCCAATATCTCTCGTTCCATCTGCATCTGGCTTCAGTATTCCCGCAAGAGTTAAGTCTCCCGTTTTTGTATCCGCTACGTCTTTTCTCAAAAAACTGTGTGCCATGTAACCCGTCAACCGTGTCCGCATCTTCTGAATTCAGAGCTTCCCAGCCGTCTCCAGTCCCTCTGTAAATCTTATTTGTATCTGTTTCGATAAAAAGCTCGGTGGTCTTTCCAGAAGTTGGTTTATTCGCAGAAGTGTCAATATAAACTTTCTCTATCCCTAAATTGTCCAGCCATGCGTTAATTGCTGAAATGTCATCTGCTACGGCTTTATTAAACCAGTTATCGTATTCAGCGATTGGTTGTTCCTCCGCTACATACTTTGCATCACCTGCAGGAGGCTCCTGACCAACATCATCCCATCTTGACTTCTGAGTTATCGCCATCAGTAAGTCACCTCGTATAGACTTTAAAAATCAGAGTCAGAGCAGGCCTGCATAGGTTCCAGCATCTGGATTCGAATTGGCAAGATCGTTATAGCCCTTCGTCGGATCTGAAGTCTCGCCGATGCTGCGGTAGGTGAAAGTTCCCTGCTGATACGCTTTAACTCTCACACCAGCCGGCTTTACTGCTTTGATGAGATCCTGAAACTCTTCAAGAGTCAGCCCAGCAGCATTGAGATCTTGAAGCCATATCCAGACTTCGAACAGTGCAGCTTCCAGATCGTAGCGGTCCTTAACTCTAATCCTGGTCGTTTTAGTGTTCAGAGCGGCAGCAACAATCTCCTTGACGTCATCGATTGTGGCCATGTTGCTGATCTTGGAGAATGCGAACTTTATCCTCGCCCTGAAGTGCTCATCTGTTTCGTTCTGCTTTCTTCTCACGTTAAAGAGAGAAGCTATGTAATCGAGACTCTTTCCTGAAGCGTAATCCACGAAGTGAGCGTTTTTGACGTCTTTGATGACCTGCTCGATATTACTAAACTCTGAATCGATGATTTTCAAAAATTTATAGTTGTTCGAGTCGGGATCCTTGCGGAATGCAGTTGAAAGCAGCATTATGAGATCGTCCACCGCCATGTTCCACCTCAGCTTATTGTGACCGTTATCTTTGCATCATCCGTCACGGCGATCTCGTTGTCAGCGATTGCTATGTTAGAGGTTCCAGCCGGCGGAGGGGCAGTGTCGATCTTGACGGTTGCATCAGCCACTCCCTGGACATCCATAACAGCTGCCACAACCTTATTGTAGATCACATCGTCTCCGAGCTCAAGAGTGTCGAAGTATGCCTTGATTGCATCTTTGATCTCCTGCTCCGTCACTTCAGTTCCGTCCGTTGTAATCGTTACATCTATGTAGATTGCAACCTCAGTCGGCCTCTCGAAGTAAACTGTGTGCGGATTTCCATCGATATCGTAAGCTGTAGCTGAAACCGAGCCATAGGGTTGGATTCCTGCAGGCTTGGCGTCGAATATGGCCTGAGCAACTGCTGAATCATCCCCGCCCCACACAAAGACTCTGAACGATTTTGGCGGTAGTCCGCCAGATCCAGTATTGTCTGTCAGCGTGTCGTTCTCCTCAATCCTTACAGATTTAACTCCCTCAACACTCTTAACTCTCGCAACTATAGCATCGAGCGTGGCCTTACCGAGTGACTGAATCGTCGACTTTATGCGGTAGCGGAACTCCTCGTCGGTCTCAGCATCTCTGCCGTTCTCAGTTGGATTTGCATTGGTTACCGATTCTATTCCCGATACTGGATCAACTATTTTCGTGATTGTGTTTGCAGCCACATTTCCTGCTGAGCCCGCCTCAACAGCTTCGATTTGGACATCCACGCTCGTCTGGCCAGCCTGCAGTATTGCGACATCTGTTGTCTTGAAGACTACCGACTCATCGTTCGTGGCAACTCTCGTGCCAGCTGGAATCGTTATAACCTCTGTCGCTGCTGTAGATCTGCTGAATGTCACAGTTCCAGTTGCTTTTCTTGCTGGGACCCTCTTATAGCCAATGAGAGCTGCAAGAAAATCAAGGCTTGAGCCAGTTGCGAAGTCAATGAACCCAGCATAGTAGGCATCCTCAGCCATCTGCCACAGCTCGTCCTCTCTTTTCGCACAGATCTCAAGAATTCTGAGCAGTCTTGAATAAACTGACAGGTCAATGTCCTCTCCAAACTCTTGCTTTGCGACCTGCTTCAGCTCTTCGAGAATCACGCTGTATGGTTTAGGCAAAAATCCCGAAGATGTTACTCCGTAGCTCATACGACCACCTCAACATCAATTTTTTCAGAATCGAGTGTCAAATAGAGCTTGATCCTCACATTGCGGTTTGAGTCAGGCTGCGAGACCTCGATCCTGTCAATCGACTTGATCTTATCATATCTGGAGAGGGCTTTTCTGATTTCGTGCTCGATTAGCAGCTTGTTATATCCTGACTGCTTGATCTTCAACCAGTCCACGCCGTAGTCTGGATGGAAAGCATCGCTGCTTTTGACGCACTTCAGGATGTGGATGATGTCCTGCTTTACCTTGTCGGTTTCATCAACAGAAGGGATCCGCTTTAAGCTGTCGATAACGAGGTCTCCAGTCGTGTCAAACTTGAGATCCTGCATGTAAGATTAGAAAAGAGCAGACTTTAAAACTCAGACATGTTTGTGCCAGACTCCATCGTCTGCATTGGTTCCCCTTATTGTCTTGAAATCGAGATCGCCGTCAATGTAAACATCCCCTATTATGTTGATCTTATCCGGCTTTATACTCGGAACCGAATCTGCCAGCGTGAAAACACCACCAAAAACGATTGCATTGTTCAGGTTGAACTTCAGGAGCTCGTTCACATCAACGACATCTTTATTCTTCAGCTGCTCCTCAAGCTCGTACTTCGAGAACAGGACCAAAACGATATCGCCCTCTGCTGGAGGGATGAATATCGTTCCAGCTGAGGCTTTCAGGCAGGCGATCGGCACATCAAACAGCTCGATCTCGTTGCCCTGAATCTTGTGCTTCAGCTTCACATTGCACCTCAGCTTATACAAGTCAACCTGTGTGATCTTGCCGAGGCAGACGGTGTTGATATTGTCGAGCTTGATGTCTACCAGCTTTCGGATCTGCTCGATCATAGCAGCGACACCTCCGCCTCCGTGTAGTATTCCTCTCCCTTGCAGACATGCTTGAAGCTCGTGACCTTGAAGTTGCCAGAAACCGTGATAGATTTTATCTGGACAATCGTGCCCTGTCTGATCTTCCAGTTGAAGATGCACCTAACCTTGTAGGCTGCGGTCTCGCCCTCCTTACTGACATCCTGAACCTCCATCAAACCCGACTCGGAGTCGAGGACAATTGCCTCAGCATTGTAAGATCTCTTGACGAAATAACCCATTCCATCCTGCCCGATAAAGACTGTGTAGAGGTCAGTCATCTCTCCGATTCTTGCCAGAGCTCCATCGAGCTGCAAACCCTTGACTTTGTTGCCGTTCACAAGGGGGAGAATCTGCTCGGTTAAGATCGCATGAGGGGTTGAGGTCGTTGTCCCGCCGAACACCATATCCTTACCAAGTGTAATACCAGGATCATCGATCTTGCCGGCTGGAATGCCTGCCTCGCTGAACAGGTCCTGCACGATTGCCGCAACCGAAGTTCCCCTCGGATACTTCTTGCAGATCGGCTTGGCCATGAAAAGCTGCTTCGTCATATCTGAAGCCTGCAGGATCGTTTTCACATCCGCTCCATCCCTCTCGTCCCACACCTTGTCGATCTTGCCGTAAAAGATGATCCCGTAATCGTCTTTATAGCCAGCTTTAATCTGAACGAGCTCGTCTTTCTTGAAGGCCGACTTTGACTGTCCGAGGTTGTAAACAGCTATCTCAGCCGTTCCTGCAGATGATTCTTCATTGTTCTCGATCACGAACTCGATATCCAAATCATCGAGGGTGATGACGGTAGAGCCGACCTGCAGCTCGACATAACGATCAAAGAACTCACTCAAACACCCACACCTCCGCCTTCTCGTCAGTCACATTCCAGGGAAGGATTGTGAACAGGACCTCGTAAGTTGTGGGATCTTTCACTTCAAACGGGTTCTTTTCCGTTAGCTTACCCTCAAAAACGATCTTATCATCTTCAAGCCTGCGGATTCTCAGCACTGGGAAGTTGCCCTGATAGTTCCAGCGGTAGAATAGGCGGTAAGCGGTGTTGTTGATTTTCACGAGCTGCTTTTGCGGGTAGCCAAGTTTGGTATCGAAGGGAAGCACTTTAACAGTTGGCATCAGCTCTCACCTCCGAACAGCCCGCCAAACCAGTCCATAATTGAGTCAAGCCAGCTCTTGTTCTCTTCTTTTTCAGGGGCGTCTGGAACTTCTTCTGTAGAAGATTCAGTGGCTGTGTTTCCTCCAGGAGAATCTGTTTCATTGGGAGTTAATTGTAGGGCCTGAAGTGGGACGGTTGTCGTCTTCGCCACGGCTTTCAGAATCTGCTTGACTCTGACAACAGCCCTGAATGTGTTTTTCGAGCCTCCCTGGGTAATCGAGAGCTCCCTTACCACAACATCCTCAAAAACTCCAGCCTTGCAGATGAGAGTTGTCGGCTGCTTTGATTCGTAGAGCTGCTTGAGGACTGGGATCTCGTTTTCGAGCAGAGTTAAGTTGAGCTGAAATTCTGCAGGCTGGAAGAAGATGTGATCAGCGATAGGATAGCCATCTTCAACTCTCTTCTCAGGGATTACAGCGGATTGGGTTAGATCAACCACTTCGACTGCTGTAAATTTCTGGCCGCCGAGCTGGATTTCTTCTTCTGGCATATTTGGTTAAGTTAGGAAAAGACTTTAAGAAGAATGGAACCGCACCAACCTATGCAGATGTGCCACAATTAAACACGGTAAGTGGGTTATTCAATAACGAAATTTTGTTATACTGCATGCGTAACTGCCTCTTATGAGGGAATTAATCAATAGAGAATCAATGGCAGGAATTGAGGAAATCTTAGATGTTAGCGAAGAACAGTCTCCTGAATTAAAAGAGAAGCTTGAAAACATAGCAGGAGAACATAATGCTGTACTTTTAGCTATGATTGCACCTTATGTCGGCGTAAAAGCCACGCCATCAAAAGTTCTAACAGCCCATTTAGGTATTTCTGAAGAATTTGGTGTTGAGACGGTTATTGAAGAAATCCAAAACAAAACGGAATGTAAGAAGTTGTATTTGTTAATTAACAGCCCAGGTGGGTTGGTACAGTCGTCATATAAAGTTGCAAGGGCTATAAGAAACAGTTTTAAGGAAATCATAGTCTTTGTTCCCCATATTGCGGCCAGTGGTGGGACATTAGTTGCATTGGCGGGAAACAAAATAGTAATGGGCTTAATGAGTCAACTTACACCTCTTGATCCACAGAAAGATGTTGGAAACAGATTTATTTCAGCACAATCTATCGTAAGAGGCTTTGATTTCGTTACTGAATTTTTTAGAAAAGTTTCTCCTGAGGATGCGCCATACACTTTTAGAGTTTTAGCTGAAAAATTCGATGCAGTGGATATCGACGAAGCTCTATCTATTATGAACATGATGAAAGGATATATTGTAGAAGTTCTTGAAAAGTGTGGGTATCCTCCAGATAAATGTGAAAGTATCTCAGAGAGTCTTGTGACAGGTTTTTACGACCATGGTGAGGTCATAACATATGAAAAAGCCAGAGATTTAGGGTTAAACGTAGTTGAACCAAGTAAATATCCAGACGTTTGGCCAGTTTTCAGAGAGTGGTTGGGGAAATATTTACTAAAGAGTGCCGACAAACATATAATTAGATATATAATCCCCAAGTCTAAGCCACAATCAGAAGGAGGTGGAAACGATGGAGACAAGGAGTGTGACCAGCAGAACAATTAAGAGTAGCGAGATTTTAGAGTGGATGAACCACAGAAAGATTAGTGGTAAAATAACGAAAGAGTGGTTTAAATTCATAGAAAATAGTCACATTTAGCTTTTTTCTGTTTTTATGAGCTTTCATCAGTAGATCCCTATCGCATTAAACTCTTTCTCGAACTCTCTTTTAGCTAGCTCTACAGCCTTCTTCGGATCTTCCACTCCCTCGATTTTGATTTCAATCTTTGGAACATTAATCGTCCTGTGTTCAACTCTGCTCCGGACGGTAGAGATCATCTGAGCTGGTTTGGGCATGATCTCATTGATTGCAAGGAGGCGGTGTTCTGTTATCGCTGTCGTTGCAGCCTTAATTCCCATACCCATCGGTGTAAACTGGAATAGGGTTTGCAGAGCCTTGAAGATCGGGTTTTCAGTAATGGCTTTCCAAGCGTTTTGAATCCACTCTATTATACTCTTAATCCACCCTATTAGGCCCCTTATGGCCCCAGTTATTGCACCGATAGCTGCCTTCGTTTTACCCTGGATATCCCACCAGTTTTTAACCCAAATATGCTGAAGCAGCAGAACAGCTCCAGCGATTCCAAGAATGGCCCATGTAATCGGATTCGTGAGGGCAGCCACAGCCAGACTCTTGAATCCGAGGGCTGCCGCTCTGAGTGCAGCTGTTAGCCCACCCATAGCATAAGCCTGAGCCACAGTTGCTGGAATCAGCCGGGAGTAGATGAACCCTGCAACCATCTTCGATATGCTGTAAAATGTCTTTAGCGAGCTGTAGGCCTTGGGTAAAGCGAAGCCACCAACGAGAGCGGTTGCCAGTGCTAGGGTTCCGAAAGCTGTTGCAGTCTTCAGAATCGGGCTTGCATTCAGAAACTTGACAAAGCGAGACATCCATTCAACAGCCATTCGGAAGTAAGGGATGTAAATCGCACCTATATCACCGGTAAGATCGCTCAGCTTCTCCCTGAATTTGACGAGATCACCGTATGCAGAATCTGTGGCTTTTGAGAAATCTCCTATTCTGCGAGTCATCTGCGGATAAGCGAGCTCCATTATCGCCTCTGCCCTTATCGCCTCCTCGCTCCAGTTGCGGTGAGCCTGCCTTATCTCCTCCATCTTCTTTTTGATGTCCTCCTCCCTGAGGATAACACCGAGCCGCTTAAACGGCATGTGCAAACCGCTTAGAGAGCTTCTCACGGCTGTGATTACCTCTTCGGTTGACTTACCAACCGAGATACCTAATTTCTCAAGCGTTGGACCGTATTTCAGAATTGTATCTTTAGCAGCTCCCATCGTGACCATCTCAGAAACCAGATTTGCCCTCGTCTCCTTGCTGATGTAGTCCAGTTTCTCGGCCGAGGTTATGTAGTCCTGGAGGGCCTTGTTCACATTCTGCCATCCTTCTTTCTCGTAGTCGATAACTTCAGCCAGGCTCTCAATGTTGCGGCGGTATTTCTCCTCATTCATCGCTCCTCTCAGAGATAGCCCCATAAAACCGGCCAGAGCCATAGAGGCTCCGAGCAAGGCCATTCTGTGCTCCTCAAGTGTTGCGTTTATGGTTGCGAATTTGCTTCTGATGACTGAAGCGTAATCCGAAACCTTACTCCTCAGCCTGTCATAACCCATAGCGAGTTTCTGGACCATTCCGTGCTGAAATCTCGATTTGATGAAAGCCTCCCTCTCTATCTTGTCAACCTGTGCAAAAAAGAAAGCCGAATTTGCCAGGCTCTTCTCGAAGGCTGCCGACATATACATGTATCTCTCCTGATTCTTCCTCGCAAGCTTATCGATGACTGCCATTCTTTGGGCGGATTGATTCATCAGAGCGTTGGCTTTCTGCAATCCGCCTGAGAATTGGTCCCGCAGGGCTATTGTGAGGTATAACCCTCTAAGCTCGCCAACCACATTATCACCTGAACACGAATAAGTGTTTTCTTCCCGGCTCAGGCCTCTCTCTAACCTCGTTCATTTCCTCGGCCCTCTTTTTGAAGTAAATCGCCCACTCGTAGGCCTCGATTTCTGTAAGCATTTCTTTCAGCAAACTCACTTTCGGGATTTTGAACTCGAAGGCGAGGTCATACCAGAGCCTCTCCGCCTCAACTTTTTTTCCAGTTCAACCAGAATGTCCTCGCTGTATCCGTGAATCCTCATCAGCTCGTCAAGCAGGACGTCTTTAAGAATCGGATGGAGCTTTTCAGGATCCAGTTCCGGCTCGATGATGGCTTTTCTGATGAACTCATTATTGGCCTCCTCAGCGAGGGCGGGATCCAACCGAGCCGTCTGGCCTTACTGAGGAGTTCCTCAATACGTTGATCTCGGAAGCTGAGAGAACTCTTGCCTTGAAGTGTAACACATCATCGCCAAACTCAACCTTGATCTCCTTCTCCTCTCCCACCGGCAATAGCCACTTGCTCTGCAGGATCTCTGCCGTCTTGGCAAATTTGTTTCCGTTTTCCATCTTTACATCACCAAAAGAGAATGTAATCATAGACTTTAAAAAGAGGATTTATGTGCTCGGATGGAAAAATTTTTCTTGAAATATTCAAAAAAATAAAGCCATGAAGAAGTTTATCCTCTTGCTGATTTTGATTGTTTGCTTGATGACTGTAGGTTGCAGTAGTGAGGAGGGTTACAACACACTAAAAAATAAAGAAGGGATGACATTTTACAATATAACTGATGCGGAGCACTATACATACCCATTTGGAACTGAAATCTGGGAGCCGACAGGAGATGGTAAAATACGTAAAATTGGGAAAACTGTTGGAATAATGTATTCTGAGATGTATAACGACTATTATTATCTAATTCTTGGCGATGATCCTGTTGAACCTGAAAAATACTGGTATGTTTGGACTGTTCATTACAAAGTCGTAAACAAGAATTACTATGGCACTAAAGAGCCTGTAGAGTATAAAATTAGTACCATCTTTGAGAATCCAGAAATTGCGGGCTATTCTAAAGACCTCGTCTTCTCAGCTTACGAACTTACAGAAGACTTACGTAGAATTCCTAAAGAAGAAAAAACTCACTGGTAGGCCTTATCCAACTCTTCCTCAAGCTCCTTCAACTTTCTTTTAAGCTTCTCATATTCCTCTTTTTCGATTTGTTTTGCCTCTTTAAGTTCTTCGATGTCTTTTCTGATTTCGTCAATTTTTTCCTCAATAACTGAAAGTTTTAGCATTTCTGAGGATATCAGTGCGGATGGATCTATTTCTATTAATGTTTGGATGGAGCTCCAATTCTCTTGCAACTTTTGGATTTGCTCCATTATTGGTCTTACCCTCTCCTGTAATTGCCTTACTTGCTCTAAATACTGTCGTGTAACCTCTGGTAATTTCATATTCTCTAAAACTTTTTTTAATTCTTCTTGTGTCTTAATCCAAGGTGCAAGTGTCTCTAGCAGTTTCTTCTGCATTAAATGCCATTGCTTAAGAGCTAATGCTAATTGCTCATCTCTCAATTCATGTTTTTTCTCTTCTGTCAAAATACCACCCAAGATTCATATTATCTCAAAAATTTAAAACTATCGCTTTCTTAATAAAAAGACTTTAAAAATTAGAGAATTCAACGCCGCATTTGCAGCGGTTTAATCGAAAATATTATTAACATGTCATACATAGTACGACATAGTGGGTAAGGTCGGGCAGCAGACTCGCGCTCTGGTTGCTGCCCCCTCCGTCCGAAACGATGAGGCCCGCGTAAGCGGGGTGGGATGGAGTAGGACGGGGCCGCGTTTTAAAACCATCTGCAACTCCAGTCTTCTTTCCAACCCATGCTGTGCAGAGGGTTATAAAAATTACAAAAACCAGTTACCCAGAACCCCAAAATTTTTAATCTATTTTTGACAAAACTAATTACATGGTAGAACTTGAGATTAAGAAGATTAAAAACTACAAGTATGTTTACATCAAGGATAAAGTCAAGGTTAACGATAAAAGCCTTGGTATCTTAATTTACATTGGCAGACTTGGAAAAATAACCCTTAACGACTTTTTCAAAAAACTGAGGGAATATCAGCTAATCAGGTTAAAGAGATTCACGGATTACTGGCTGAAAAAACGCCGTGTGTATC